TCCAGCTGCCCTTTCAGCCCATTTATACACAAGAGCTTCCTGTTTTGAACACCACTCAGGTTTTTTATCACTCATATCATAATTAAAGAAATTAAAAATAACATACTATAGGAGAGTATGTGTGACGTTCCCGGTCCTAGCACAGCTGGGGTCATTGCCCTCAATGCCATTGGGGGTCAAGACGTTCATCTCGTAACAGATGATGTAGAGAAATCTATATTCAAATATGATGAGATAAGACACACCGATTACACGAGATTTTATAGAACTACGCGTATTGATAATAGAACAAAACAGAAATATTGGCCATTTGGTCAAGAAGGTAATATTATCAAGGTCACATTGAACCCTCAATCCATGGGTGATTTGTTGGCTAATATGTATTTAATGATTGAGCTTCCTCGGTCTATATACAGTAGATATGTTGGAAACAGTATAATAAAGTCAATAGCTTTCAAGGTTGATGGTATAGAAGTTGAAAAAATTTTTGACGATTGGCAAGTCATTTATAACGAGATGTATTTAGAGACAAGTGAACAAGCTGCGAATGATTATTTATTGAATCGAATGATGTTTCCAGTGGACTGGAGAAGAAATGATGAAAAGGCACGATTAAATGCTAAAGGGGCATTTTCTACAATTCCAACTCTAATCCCACTTCGCTTTTTCTTCTCTAGAAAGTATGCTCAATCAGAATATGATGTGAATAAGCCAAATCGTCCATATCTTCCATTGTGTGCCATGTATAAACAAAAAATTATTCTTGAAATTGAATTCCATAGTATTTGGTTTTTTAGTAAACCAACAACAAGCTATGCAATTTCTGAACCAAAATTCTTGAGAGCAACAGATTTTGATTTTCCAACTCTTAATGAATTCAAGATTATAACAGAGGAAATTACATTATCTCCAGAGGATAGATTGTTTTATGTCAAAGAGAAATATGACTTGTTGGCTAATTTAGTGTTTAAAAATCCAATCATTGAATCAACCCCTGGTGATCCAATTATAAAAAATAATTTAACGCCATCTATTCCAGTTAAAGCTATTCACTGGTTTGTGAGAAGAAAAAAGTTTGAATACGAACTACCAGTTGAGATGGATATACGGGATTCAGGTTTTCCAAGAGAATATAGTAATACCTATGTTTCAGATGGTGTAAACTTGATTGATAGTCGTTTCCGTTTTGAGAGAATAAAGAATGCTAAAATTTTCTTAAACTCTTTAGATCTTCCAAATGTTTCATTGGCCGATCATAAATATTTCAAATACTACATTCCTTTACAATCAAGATTAACATGTCCACAGAAAAACATTTACACATATTCCTTTGCAATGACACCGATTAATTCTGGTCCGACGGGAACCCTCGATTTTTCTAATTTTAATTCTGATAAAACATTTTTAAATGTTGAGATGTATGGTGGTAATTTTTCAGTAAATGGTTATAGAATAAATCTGGATGGTATAGTTGATTCTAATGTAGAAAGATTATCAGAAACTTACATTTTATATATTTATTACACCGGTCTTAAAATGTTCTCATTTGAGAATGGCTTCATGAGTGAAGCAACATAAAAGAGAGAGTTGTATAACAATAAACTACCATGAGGACAGGTTTTGCGCTTCAACATGAAAACCCCGTTGGGGACAACATGATTCAGACAATGTTTGACCTTATCCAGCCGGTTTTGGAAAAGGGAATGATACTTGCTGGTCAATACGCAAAAGCCTGTGGTCGTGATACGATGCTAGATGAAGATGTTGAATATGCAATGAAATATTGCATTATGTATAAGGTTGGTGAATCTAGTGGCTCAATCTTCCAAGACGAGGATGATATCGAGGTGGAAGAAGAAGAAATTGAGATTGTAGACCCCGAAGATTGTCCAGAGTTCAAACGATATTCAGGAGCTGATTCGCAAATGAAAAGAGTCAACGATGCATACGATGGATGGAAAGATTGGGAACCTGAAAGCCCTATCCAAGAAATATTAAAAAATGCATTAGATAATAATGAGTTCTAATGTGGCTCCAGAAGGATGGAACTTGTCAGAGTATAAGGAATTCAAATACATAGACGATGACACGGAGAGTGAATGTAGTGAATACTCATATTTCGAAGAATATTCTTCAGTAGCAATCAAAAAACCTCTGAAAACATTTAACAGTGTAATGACTAAGGAAGAATTTGACCCAGAATAATTTTCTATATTTATTGTAAAAATGAGCACACAAGAAGTCGTTAAGTCCGTGGCTTCCGAGCTTGAAATTCAGTCCCTCAACGCCATTGTCGGTGGCTTCGCTTTCGCCGCTGCCTTGTCTTGGATGGACCTCGTCCGCTTCCTCGTGCAATTGATTGTCCGTGTGAAGAACAACGGTGGCGCCCACTACGCGTTGACCGCCGTGTTGACCACCCTCCTCTCCATTGCGGTGTTCATGGTTGTCAAGACTATCAACAAGAGGGTCAAGACACCAGAACAACCAATCTACGCGGTTACTCGATAGGCGGTTTTGGAACTGTCTTGGGTTTAGCGATAATGAGAGTAAAAACGCCCATAAAAACTATGACCCCAATAGCAATGTATACTTTATACATTTCCCATCTATCAGCATCCTCAAACTCGGGCATGCTTATTGGTGGAGGCAAAGATACATCCCTCGAAACCTTAGGTATGACTTTTTCTTTTGAACAATTTATTTTAAACTTCAGCGTGTAATTGCAATTTCTGAAATCATATGGAATAAGTTTTCCGGCGCTTGAATAAAAGAATTCCATTCTCAAACTCTGTAAAGTAGTTTGTTTACCAGAATTAAAACAGTGTTCAACAAGGTCATTACCACCTATGAATTTTGTGCGAGCACCTTTCCCTAGTTGAATTTTACCCGTGTAGTATGGTTTGTGGTAATAAATGTCTTTTCCGTATATATCTGAACCAGAACTGAGTCTTAAAACTAGAGCACCTGGACCATTAAAATTTACAGCTCCTGACCGAAGGGTGTTCCCACTTGATGATACATCGGTTGCAGTAAAACCTATAACTTCATGGGGTGTTGTTTCATCATTATTAATATCATAACCATTATGACCACTTTTAAATTTAAATGTAAAATCAGTGCTTCCTGTAAAGACGAGGGAGTATGTATTACTATCAAATGATACACCTGTCACGTTTGAAGAACCTACGAGCTTTGTCTGTAAATCTTGTGCAAAAACATTACCATCTGAATAATTTTTTTCATCGAGTGTTATGATAGTATCATCCACCTGAAAACTTTTATTTGTTCCACATATATCCATTTGGGGAATCAAAATGTTTCCCGATGTGAGTTCAATTTTAGAGACTTCATAAATTTCGTTTTCTAAATAAATTTCTAGATTGGAAACATTTGGATACAAAACTGCATCTCTGTCACCACTATCGACATCTAAAACGTAGTAGTCACTCATTAAAATTTAGGGACATAATTTTAATGAATGTTAAAACATACATATTGAAATAATAATTTAGTTGGAAAGTGTCTGTGCAAGAGGGTTGTTCTTGAGTTGTCTCTTGGCCAATTGCAAATCGAGTTTGTTTTCTTGTCCCTTGTATGGGTTGAGGTCTTGGTATTTCGACTTGACATATTGTTGTGTCCATCCCGCGTTGGCTGGTCCAGTGTATCCATCCAAACGATTGTTGTCTGAACGAACAGCTGTGACCATACCGTGCGCTTGGAGTGGGTTGCCACGAACATTCATGCGACCAGCGTTGGCACCTCTGTTTTGGACAGTGGCACGACGATCGCTTAGGCGCAAACCATAGCGAGCGAGTTCCGCTGGAGTTCTGACTTTATTACCAGCAGCCTCCGCGAGGGTGGAGTTCTCATAGGCGCCGTAGAAGCTTGAAATGCCTGGAGCAGCGTTGTCCATATAAGCGTATTGTCCATCGGCAATATCAGTTTTATTTCTAGTTGGACCTTGGGCAAATGAACCGTGGGCAACAATTTTCTTGGCTGGAGCGTATTGAAGACCATCTGTTCTGGCGCCAGTTTCTGAACGGTTTGTGGTTCGCATAGTGCGCTGTTGGCTTGAACGAACGGTGACACCACTCATTGGACCGCCTGGACCCTGAGCCCTACCCAACACTGGGGGGCGTCGTTCTGGGAGGAAAGCGGTCTTTTCTGGCTTGTTGTTTCCAACAGTTGGCCTGTTCTGACCACGACCACCGCGTGGGTCAAAGCCTGGACCAGCACGTCCTGGAAGAGTTGTCAATCGGTAAGCACCAACATTTTCTGGTATAGCACGGAACATTTGTTGGAAACCACCGACCGCTGGAACATCAGCTCCAATACCCAAACCTGGGCCAACTTGTTGTTTTGGTATGGAAGCAAGGTTGTTATGAACATTCAAACCAGTAGCAAATCGGTCTTTCATGTCCAAAACTTCGCCACCACTTGAACGGGTTTGTGGCACAATATCGGCAAAAGTAGCTGTTTCAGCAACCTCTGGGCTTGTGAGTTGTCTTTCTTCACTATTTATCTTGAAATCCGTATTTAGATTGATTTGTTCAACGTCCACCTTGGTCGCGTCTTTAATCTTTGAGGGACCTGGTCCCCCCTGATTCAATATTTGTTGACTGGAAGAAAGGGAGACTGGGTTTTCAGCCAACATTTTTCCAGTATATACCAAACCTAATAAAGCTAAAACAGAGACGGGGTCAGCCATTTAGTATTTATTGATATTTTTTATTGTATCGTAAATCAAACAAATCGTTCTGAAGTTCCGCACGGGAGCTTCGTGGTTCATATAAATTGGGAAGAGAGGGAGCAGGCATGGATGTATCAAGTGGGAAATGTTGTTTCTCGTAGTTGTTGACGACAACCTTGCCGAAGCGAGTAGTGGCTTGTGGACGGAGTTCATCGGACACTTCAATTAAAGCAGCTGGAGAACCCTTACCGGCCATATAAGGCGCTGTTCCGTAAAGCATTGTGTTTGGTCGAGAACCAAAGTTTTGCTCACGTGCACCTTCGGGGTAAGTAAAAACATGTTCGATTGCGGAATTTGTGGGGAGCGCTGGATTTTGGATTCTTTGCAAATCTGGCTGTAATTGATATTCCATTTACTAGTTACTAAGAATATTTATCCTCGCTTATTTCCGATCATGTCCAATCCACCAAATTGAGAAAGTTGGGCACCTCTCGCGTCTGGGCTACAAGTGGAACCATCGCTCTTGCACATGGGTCCAAACTTGGGTCCATACAACCATTCGGCAAATCCTGTTTGATCACCTGGAATTGTTGTCACGGGGGAAGACACAAACTGACGGGCAGCTGAGGCTCTCTGCTGAGAAGGAAGTGGAGAACGAGAGCGTCCTGCATCGTATGGGAGTGTATCATTCAAAGCCTTTGTAATCAATGGGGAGACACTTTCGGAATAACAAGCTGGGGGTCTGTTGGGGTTGGCGTAATCAGACATCAAAACATTGGCCATGGGATTGTCATAAGTTGGAGCTTGGCAATTACCACGAGCAATGTCATCCGCTACTGAAGGCCTAAACATATTTTCCTTGACCATATTTGACTTATACATAATGTATAAGATGGCCAACATCATGATGCCTAAAACAAAGATACGGACATCACGGCGCAATAAATAAATCAAACAAGAAGCGTATATAATAAACCTAGAAGTCGCATTCACTCGCTCCTCTGAAGTTTGTGAAGCAACTGGCCAAAATTCAAAAACTTTGTTAACATCAAAAAGAATCTTTGGATCATCGAACCATGTTTTCTTTGGACCTTCGAACAAAGGATTCATTTATTATATAATAGCCATTTATTTTTTCATCATACCACCAAGGAAACCCGCCATCATTTTTTGAAGAGCGG